GAGAATCTTACAAACATATTATCTTGTGTTGATGTGTCTCCAATGGTTGTTTCTGTTCCAAAAAATACTAAGTGTCTATCAGGTGTAGATACCAACATGTGACGTGACGCTGTTGGTGCACCAGATATAATACTTGCTCTAATTGTTTCTGCATTTGTTGCAGCAGAGTTCCATTCGAATACAGCACTATCATGAATTAAACATATTGCTTTATCACCAAAATTATCTAATGACCACATACCTGGTTCTAATACTAAATCACCTGATGCAGCTTCACCCCATGCCACAAAGTTTGTTGTACTAGTAACTGTTGCTCCACCACTATGTGCAGCTTTTGTTGTACCTCTTACTTCTCTAGTTACACCTGTAAGTTCATTACCAGATATACCTGTGTATGAAATCTCTTCATTATCTATTTTTATAAAGTTTGTACCTACGTCTGGAAACTGAGATACATCACCTAATATAATACCTGTAGTAACAGTATCGTTAATACCATTAGTTAAGGTAGTTGTAGGTTCTCCTGCCACTTCACCACCCCAAGATCCAAGAGACCAACCAAAACCTTGAGCTTGTACAGCAGGTCCTACTGGATAATAATGTTGTACTCTAATACCACCTGATGTTGTTGCACCAGATCCTGATTCATTTGATGGCATTGTAATTGTAATAGTCGTGCTTGATGGCACAGTTGTTACCATAAATTTTTTATCATCAAAATCAGTAGCTGTATAATTAGAATTAGTAATAGTGCTAAAATTATCTAATAAAATTATATCCTGTTCTCCTATGTTATGTGGAGAACTAAATGTTATTGTAACTGTAGGTGATCCGTTAGTCGTGCTAAATGCACTTGTAAGTGTTGTTGTAGATTTGATTGGGTGTATATCATAAAATACACCACCTGAATATGCATATAAAATTCTGTTAGTACCAATGATTGCGTATTTTCTAGCTTTACTATTTACAAAATGATGAAGTCCTCTACCTGCACCGGTTAATGCATCGTCTCCTAATTGTTTCCAACCACCTATTTTTTCAGGTGTACCATATCTAAAACGTACATTATCACAGTCTGTCCACTGACCTTCTGCTGTTGTAGGTGTTATCTGTTTGTTAATTCCAGGTTGAAACCCTATTTTTTGTAGCATATAAAATTCCTGTTTATTAGGTATTATAGCAAATTGTGTGTGATTTCAATATGTTTAAAGCAAGGGGAATCTGTGGTGGATCATCCCCTCGCAAGCTTAATGTATATACTATTTATTATTTTTTGTCAACTTAACACCTCTAAACCAAGCTGGTAAACCTATTAGAGGTCTTTTATCTAAGGAGTTTTCTTTAGCCATTTTAGAATTAGCTTTATTATAATGTAAAAATACTTGTCCACAATTTTTTCCAGTAAACTCTTCTCTCCAATGTTCAAGATCACAACCAGAATATATTAACATATCACCCGGATCGAGATTTATTTTAACACCAGCTCGACTAGTTTTACCTGTTGGATCTAAATAGATTGGCCATGGGTCACCACCTAAATTTAATGTTGTAGATATCTCGCAAGAATATCTATCTTTGTGTCTAGCTAATATATCGCCTTTTTTATATATTCGTGCATAAGAATATGTAGGACTTAATTTAATGCCAATGTGTTTTTCCATAACTGGTTTTACTTCCATTAATAAAGTTTCCATAGCAATGTCTGAATAATGTGAATAAGTATTAGGTACTTGTTCATCATTCCATACACCAAAATATTCTGTAAAAGGTGATATGTATTTTGATTCATATAAAACTTTTGCTACATTTCTTTTATGTTGAAAATATTTATATACAAAATTAGATAACTCCAAAGATATTGCTTTTTTTAAAACCGCATATTTATTATTTTTAAATGACATAATTTTTATCCTTTATATTGTAAAACATTATTTGGTATTGCCTGACAATTCCAATGTATAAATCTAAAAGGTTTATAACCCATATCTACTATATATTGATGCGGCATATACGATGGAAAAAATATAGTTCTACCTGGTTTTACTTTATAGTTTATTTGTGAACTTGCATGTGTAATTTTTGTTTTATCTTTTTCTGGTAATAAATTCATAACATTACCTGGTCTAGGATCTTCAAAAATTGGTAGTGATGTAGTCTCATCTGCTTTTAAAAAATAAAAACCAGATATGTGTCCATTCCAATGAGTATGTAAAGTATGATGTCCACCACCTTTTTTAGCAAACTCTTGTACCCACATTTCTGTTACAAATACTGTATAATCTGTTAAATCAAAACCCATTTCATTTAATAAATTAGTTGCAGTTGCACCAACATAATGTTGTAATCCTAAAAAATTAGGATCTCCTATTAAAGATGTTGAATGAAATACATGACCCATATCTCCTTTGTCACCAAATTTTTTATTACGTGTATCTATTTGTGGTTTAAGTTGTTTTTTAGAAATTTCTATATATTTATTTGATGCTTTATTTAAATCATTAACAAACTTAGGTTCATCTGCCCACCATATAGGACATTTAAAATATTCTTCTAATTGTAATTTTTTTGGATAAGTTATAATTTCTTTTTTTATTTTTTGTTTTTTTGCTTTAGCTTTTTTCTTTTTCATATTATTTAAATGGCCATCCTAAATTCCATATTACTAAACTGTTTCTTTCTCCACTTTTAACTGGACATACTCTATGCCATACAAAACTAGGAAATACAACTAAAGATCCTTTAGGTAATATCTCTTTGCATTTTCTTATATGAGGTTTTTTATCTGGATCTTGATTTCTAAAATCAAATTCTAGTTCACCGCCCTTATAATCTTTTGGATCTGATAATGTAACTGTTACAGATAATTTTCTAATTTTACCATGTGATGGATCATTTGCATGTTCTCTAATATAAGGTTTATCCCAACTATCACAATGCCAGTCATAGTATTGTCCTTTTTTATATTTTGTGAATTGACAAGACTCAGAAAAATTCCATTCAAAATTCCAACCAGCACTAGCATTTGCTTGATGAATATATGGTTGTATTTCTTTGTATATCCATCTATCATTCATCCAAACAATATTTGAATCTCTTTTTGTTTTTAAATCTTTAATTTGTTTTTGATTTAATTTTTTATTACCTAAACCACCAGTCACTGCCATTTGTTCTTGCATTTGATGACCGTATTTTACAATGTCATCACAGATACGTTCTGGAATAGCTGATTGATAATAATAATAATGATGTACTAAGTTCATATGTCTTTATAAACTTAATATAACAATTTTTACTCTACTGTCAATACACCTGAAACTGTAAAAGTAGCTACTTTATAACTACCTGCAGGACCAGGTAAAGTTGCAACACTATTTGTTCCTGGAGATACCGATACTGTTGAACTAGAAGGTAATCTAATTGATACAAATCCTGAACCACCAGCTCCACCGTTAATACCTGTAGGTATTGGAGAGTTACCAGCTCCTCCACCTCCACCACCAGTGTTTGCTGTTCCAGCAGTTCCGCTTCCACCAGGTCCACCAGCTCCACCACCGCCTCCTGGGCCTCCTGATCCACTTGATCCAGCTCCACTTCCACACCACCCTCTAGAACCTCCACCACCACCAGCTCTTGTTACAGGTGAATTTGTAATAGAAGATGTTGCACCAGCTCCACCCGGTCCACCACCTGAACCTGATCCAGCTGTTCCTGCAGCACTTGCTCCACCACCTCCACCTGCTTGAGTTGGTGGACCCCCTGCATCCCCTCCAGGATTACCTTGAGGAGGAGTTACTGGAGGAGTGTTTCCTGTTCCAAAACCTCCTGGATTTCCTCCGTGTGCACCAGCACCTGAACCTCCTGGTCCTTCAGGTGTGCTTCCACCACCTCCACCACCAGTGGAAGTAACAGTGCAACTACCATTATATGTAAATACTGAATTAGCTCCTCTTTTACCATAATAACAACTAGGATTAGTACCACCAGCTCCACCAGCTCCAATAGTAACTGGGTGAGTTCCTTGTGAAAGTCTTACAGCAGCTACACAATCATTAGCTGGTAAACCAATAGAATAACATCCTGTAGCTGATCCACCTGATTCTCTATAACCACCAGCACCACCACCTTCACCTCTATCCCAAGTTCCACCGCCACCAGCAGCAACAACTAAATAATCTGATTCATAACCAAACAATGTGCCATCAGGCCATGTCCCATTACTTTTTGCTTGAAATTGACTTTGCATTGACCACACACCACTTGCTTTGTTTAATTCTTTTACGACTAAGATTCCTGATCCACCTGCTGCACCGTTTGCTGTACCTGCACCACCAGCTCCACCACCGCCACCGGTATTAGCAGTAGCAGCACTTCCAGCTCCACAAGATACACCTCCGGCACCTCCACCACCTGGAGCAGAAGGAGTTGCACCACCACCATAGCCACCGCCTCCGCCTCCACCACCATATACACCTGAATTAGGAGCACATGCCATGAAAGGAGTAATATCTGTTCCATTACCACCTGTTCCACCAACACCAGGAGAAGGAGCTAGGTTTCCATTTGAACCTACTGCAGCGTCTCCGCCGCCTCCACCACCAGTTCCTCCAGGAGCGCTTGCCCCACCAGGAGTTTGTTTATATCCAATACCACCAGCGTTTCCACTGCCCGAAGCACCACCTGAAAAAGTTGTTCCTGATTGACCTAATCCTTTAACACCAAATGTTGCTGGAGAAGATGAAGGAATACCAGGAATAGAAGTAGCTGTGCCATCAACACCAGGAGTAGCATTAGAACTTGCACCTGCACCACCTCCTCCTATAGTAAATGCAAAAGGAGCAGAAACTGGAAGAGAACTTTGTGTTAAAACTTTTCCACCACCGCCTCCACCACCAGTATTATTACCACCACCTGCACCACCACCTACAGTAACAGCGTCAATTGCACGTGTTCCTGATTCTATAGTGTGAGTTCCAGATGATGTTTTAGTTGTAAGTTTATTACCTCCAGCAGAAGCTTTGTTACTTACACCGATTATTCCACCGTTTTTATTACCGCTGCCTCTTGGCATTTAAGTGTCCTCCTATTCGGACACCCAAGTTGTGCCACTCCAATTATATTTGGTAGGTGTTTCCGATTCGTCGTTTGATTTAGTCGCTTCCCAACCTGTTGTGTTGTCAGCGTTATATTTTGTTTCGTTCCAAGATATTGCATATCTCCACACACTTGGATCTGCACCATCATCTAAAATTGTTGGATAAGTTATTGGTGCTTGCCAATCGTCATTTGAATCTAATGACCATGAAGCATACGGTTGTTGTCCTAAAAATTTATCTTTTACAGGATCATAGATCATTCCTATTCCTGCATATGTTTTTCTAAAATTATTATTGTAAGAAGTTTGTTTCCAAATACCACCTTTAAAAAAATTAATACACCATGTTTCTCCATCAACATGCATATCAGATGGTACTTCGTCGTTTGCAACTACAACAACTCTTTGTACTACTTGATGTGTATCTGATGTAAATCCTGTTGGATCTGTCATTGCTTTTAGTTCTGCGAAATGTGCCATTTTTATACTCCTTAAATAATTACATTTATAATTTAATTTTAACTTATAGTCAACGTTCCAGATACAGTAAATGTAGCTATTTTATCTCCACCAGGGTGAGTAGCTAATAAGTTTGTTCCAGGAGATACTGCTAAATTTGCATCACTTGGTGCTCTTAATATAACAACCCCAGGTCCTCCTGCGGATGCTGCTCCTCCTGTTCCGCCATAAGCTGATCCACCACCTCCACCACCACCAGAATTGGTTGTACCTGCAGTAGAAGCTGATGTATTATATCCTGTTCCTCCATCTCCACCACCACCAGTTCCACCTGGTGCTTTTTTACATACTGCGTTAACAGATGAACCTCCACCTCCACCACCTGCAAATGCAGTTTGTGAAAAAGGTGTTCCACCACAATTAATTAAGTTAGGTGCTCCTGCTCCTCCTGGACCTGCTGGTCCATTATCAGCTGGAACTGCTCCTGGAGAATTATTACCAACTGCGGTTGCTCCACCACCTCCACCACCATTGTGTGCTCCAGTTGGACTTGCTCCTGTTCCACCATTATTTCCTTGAGGAGGACTTGTTGGAGGTGTATTACCTGAACCTGCTGGTGAAGTTCCTCTTGCACCACCACCTCCTGAACCACCATCACCTCCTGCTGGTCCTGGCGAAGTTCCACCACCACGTCCGCCTCCAGTTGATGTTATTGTTGAAAAAGTTGAGTCAGCACCACTATTTTCAGCTGCACCCCCTCCACCCACAGTTATTGTAAAATCGGTAGCTCCAAAAATATTAATGGGTGCAGCTGAACCTCGTAATGGGCTTGGTCCATAACCAGAAGCTCTATAACCTCCTGCACCACCACCACCGCCACCATTTGGAGTTCCACCTCCACCGCCAGCAACTACTAAATAATCCATACTAAAAGAAATTTGAGGTTTAGGCCATGTGCCTGCATCTAATTGTTCTATTTGTTCATTAAGACTCCAAACTCCTGAAGCCTTACTTAATTCTTTTACAACTACAATTCCTGATCCACCATTTTTTCCACTTGTTACACTTGGAAAGTTTGCTGTTCCACCACCACCGCCGCCAGTGTTAGCTGTTCCGTCTGTTGCTGTTGTTGTTCCACCACCAGTTCCGCCACCACCAGTTCCTGCATCTCCGCCAGCATCAGATTGAGGTCCTCCTAAAGCACCACCACCTCCACCACCAGCATAAACACCAGAATTAGGATAACTACCTGGACCAAAGACTGGAGTAATATCTTTTCCATTTCCTGCATCTCCACCAGCATTAGTACTTGGTTGTTTAGATCCAGCACCACCAGCACCACCGCCACCACCTGATGATCTATTTCCAGGACTTCCTGGATTACCACCTGCTCCACCTGCATTTCCAAAACCGAAAGTACCTGAGTCTCCTGGTTCTGAAGATTGATTTGAAGGTCCACCTGTCATGTTTGGTGCATCAGTTGCGCCTGCTCCACCACCTGATCCTCCTGTAGTTCCTGGACCAACTGGTACACTAGGATTACCTATTCCACCTCCTCCACCACCTTTAGCTGTTAAACCAAAACCTGTTGAATCTACACCTGTGCATCCTTGACCACAGTTATTAGTTCTTCCATTACCACCACCACCAATAACTATTGGATAAGCTGTATTACCACAAACTACAACTCCAGATGAAGGCAAAACCATACCTCCAGCTCCACCACCGCCACCATTGTCTCTTCCAGCTCCGCCGCCACCACCTACAATAACTACCTTAGCTAATCGTGTTCCTGGTTGTGTTGTAATATTTCCTGAAGATGTTTTTGATGTGATTGTATCTTTACCAAAAGACGTTACGTTTATTGGTCCAATTATTCCGCCATTGCCAGCCATAATTTAAACCTCCTATGCGTCGTCTATAACTTCATATGAAACAAGCAAATCTAAATCAGATGCAGCACCTGCTCCACCTTTTAAAACATCTGCTTCCATTAAATAGATTGGTGTATCGAGTAATACTAACGTTGCGTCAGCTGGTACTGATACTGTTTTTGCTATGTGAAAAGTTCCAGAAGTGTCAAAGTCTGAAACACCATCTGAAGTAAAATTTGCTTTTGTAATTGAAACAGTTACGTCAGCTGCATTTGTTCCATCAACGTTTGCAACTGTAATTCTATTTATTTTTATTAATTTATTAGAAGACACTGTCATTAAAGTTGTAGTTGTAGTAGCCGTTAAGTTGTAACCTACCGATTCACCTTTAATACTTGTTACTGATACTATATTTGGGTTTGCCATAATCTACTCCTTTTAACCGAAAACGATTGCCATTGCAATAGCTTTTCCTGTTGTTGCTGGTGAAGAATCAAAGGTTAATTGACCAACTGCTGTTGTTCCTGATCCTGTAATACTATCTACCTTTAAAAATGTGCCTGCTGTTATATTTCCAGTGGGAAATTTAATTTCATACGATTGTGAATTAGCATGTGGGGGTGACGTAAGCTTAATCCCGTGAGAATTAGACTCACAATTAAGTTGAATTGAACCTGGATTTGTTGCACCCATAATCTCAATATTACCAGTTGCTTTTGGTCTTAATTTTAAACTAATATTAGTATCACCACCAACTGCACCAATCTGTGGTCCTGCACCTGTTGCAGCATTTGTAAC